CTAGCGTTGCATAGTTGGCGGCATTAGTGGCCTCAGTTCTCACTAATCTCTCAGCCTGGCTCTTGGAATATTGGCCAAACTTTTGGCGTAATATGCGGCCAGCCTCTACCTCACCCATAGCCATGAACTCTGGATCAGAGGATAGTCGTTTAAATATATTGATCAGCGTAGCCTTAGCTGTACCCTGTACCAGTACCACTCTCTCTGCTGCTATTTGTTGGCTCACTCTAGCAAAGCGTTCCGCCCATATGTCATCATATCCAGATACATCTGTTTGTTTAGATATTACCTTGTCAAAATTCTTAGAATACCATTTAGCGAACTTGAGGCCTATGTTCACATAAATCTGGCGATATATATCAGACAAATCAGCTGATCTAAATAGATTGTCGAATCCATTGCTTTTGCCTGTCTTTAAAAAATCTGTGATAGCCTGGCTGTACTGGCCCTCATAGTAGCGCCTTACATTAGTAAATTCTTTGCGCTCTGAGCTGGCTAGCAGCTTGTCAAAATTACCTTTCCAGGATTCTTTGGCTTTCTTTAATAGCATTATCCCTCATTTTCTGCTATTCTTTTCGCCCAGGATACCATAGCAGCACCTCCCCATAGATTGTATGCTACATAGCCTTTATCTTTCCAGGGCGTGTCTTTGTATTTGGGATCTATTTTAGCGTTATCCTCATGGCGTGCTAGAAAGCTATGAACCCTCTTGACAGTTGATAGGCTGAGTGCCTCTCTGTTAGCCAGCTGGTTTGCTCTTTGCCAGCCTGTAGGCGTTCCAGCTTGTACCTCATCTCTGCCATATTTTTCACGCCACTCTAACATTCTCCTGGCGTTATTAGTTGCTCCCTGGGGATAGTCTTTGTAGGTTTCCTCTTTTGTTTCTATAGAGTTATAATCTATTGGCTCGTTATTACCAGCCTCTCTCCTTTGAACCGCATAGAACTCATCCAGGCGATTGTTTTTAGCTGCCTCATATTCAGCGTGACTAGCGAATGGCATAAACACAGTAGATCCATTAAATAGATGCTCATGGTATCCAGTGCCACCCATTTCGATTGCTCTGGCCTGGGCCTCCTCTATCGTAGTATAAGTATCTACAGTGTTAATTACTGCTGATTTAAATAACTCAGCCATATCCATGTTAATGCTCTTAGGAGCTATCTCTGGAATGATCTCGCCATCTATAGGTAGTAAGTTAGCTGGCACATAGTAGTCATTGAGCTTTTCGTTTTCCTCATCCATACCATAAGACATAGCAGCACGCTTTTCATTAGGCGTGATCCACCAGGCCTGGCTCATCTGGCCCACTACTTTCTCCATTTCCTCCTGGAGTTCTGGGATAGCGCTGTAGTCAAAGTCTATATAGATTTTATCGCCATACTGTGGTGCGAGCCATCTATTCAGCTCATCTCTGATTTTATTAAGCTCTGGGATTACAGCGTTCTGATAGAGTGCCTTTTTAGCCTCTTTCATATTGTTGTAAGTAGTGCTATCTGTATTGTTTAGCAGCTGCACTGGTACATTATAGATATTACAGAGATCTTTGATTGTGGCGTTGTACTGCTCGATCAATGATAGATCAGAGGCGTTTAAACCAAAGTTCACCCAGCTTAGTTTCTTAGGCGTGATGATTACATCCCCAGCATTATTGCTGCCCTGGTATTGTTGGCGGAATTTATCCTTTAACTGTTTGGCCTGTACCTCATTTAGATCACCCTCCTCAGACATTAGGATACCTCTAGCGGTTTGATTCTGTAGGTATTTCACTCCAGTAGTTAGCGCCTGGTTATTAGCATCCATCACTCTTAGGCCAGCCTTTAGCGGTGACATACCATATAGGTGGGATCCAGTTCCATCATAGTAGAGGTTTTGATCCTTAATGTGGCAAATGTCCTCAGCTGCAATGCGATAGGTGCCATTGTATTCCAGTGTGTATTCTTTAACTGGCTCCATAATTCCGCCAGAATTGATCTCTACCTTTTGTGAGGGCAATACATATAGCTCTCTGTACTTAGATGCTAGCGCACCAGTATCTGGGCCAATGCCATAGATGTATCGGTTTCCAGTAAGTTTTCCAAATGCAATGATTTCCTGGATCCAGGAGTTGTAGCTTTGTGCTGGGTTTGGGCGATCTAGTAACTGATGCAGCTCAGTATCCTCCAGCTCTACTAGCGCTTTTTTCTGTAGCATCTTTGCCTGGAGTACTGTATTGGAATTAAACTCTCCAGTAGTTAGTGCTTTGTATCTTTTAAGATCATTAGATTTCTGAACCTCGTAAATCTGAAATGGGATATTGGTGGCTGACTTAGTAATCAGATTTATAATCGAGTAGATTGTAGCATTGTATCGATAGCCTTTGTCTATGTAGGTATCATCATTCTCTGGATTCCAAACGAGCGTATCACCTAAATAGTTATAGATTGCTTTGTTGAAATCAATATGGGTTTTTTGTGCGCTTTTAGAAACAAGGTTTTTGAATCTCTCTAAGAAACTAGCCATCCAATACGATTTATTTTAATTATACAAAAATAGTAATTATATTACAAAGAAATCATTACGCTTACTGTATTGCGAATAAACGCCATATCTGATAGCATCCATAGCGTGATTAAACCGATCCATAGGCTTATTTATTATCGTGCCATCCTTTAACTGCTCCCAGTAGTAATTGTGATACTCTTTGATTATGTTTTTAGATTCCTGGCTCACTACTATGTTAAATTCCTTTAGTAATGATATGCCAGCGTTAATAGATCCAGTGCCTTTTACAGCTGGTTTTACATACATCCCTAGGCGTTTCATTTCCTCACCACTCTTAGGCTCTGCTGCATCATAAAAAACTAATGTCTGGCCATACCCTAAACGCTTTAGCTCATCAACTATGTCGCTATTTGTTAGGCCTGTTTTATAAATTAGCTCATGAATGTAGATAGTATCCCCTTTGCGAACTATATAATTTGCTGAGGTAGGATCATTTGTGTAGCCAAAGTCTAGGCCCACCACTCCCTCAGTATCTTTATCAAACTCTGGAAAGTCCGCCAATGGTTTAAATGTCCAGTTACTGAATATCTGGCGTGCTGAGAATACAGCCTTTTGGCCCTCACCAAAGACTCTCCAGTAGTCTGGATCACGCTCCCTCATCCGCTCTATCTCAAATACCAGATCTTTAGATAAAAATTTGTTATCCCTGTAGGTAGTTATCCAGGTGTCACAGTCCTCTCTGGGAATGATCTCATCATAGATCCAGTGGACAGGATCACTAGGGTTAAAATCCAGGATAATGTAATCAGTACATCTCATGTTAATCTGGCGAAAATCCTCCATAGTAAGCTCATTGGCCTCATTGAGGAAAGCTATATTTCTTTTACGCCCTCTGATTTTCTGGCTATCATCTACAGATAGGAACTCTACCAAATGGCCATTATACATGAAATGGCCCTCCACTTTGTTATGTACAGCGCCATCTAAGAACATTCCTACATTTTCTGCTATCTCTAAAAAATCTCTTTGTACAGATCCTTTGAGTGCTGGTAGGGTTTTTCTGACTATTGAAATAACTAAGGGATCCTCAGACTCTGTAATGAGCCAAATAAGATACTGACATATCGCATAGGTTTTACCAGATCGAGTACCTCCCTGGTGAACTCTGAGTCGAGCATTTGATTTTCTAAGCTGTCGGAATTGTTTATTTATTTTCTGGCGCATCATCCTGGTCATCATATTCCGCTGGAACCCATTCGATAACCCTAGATTTTAATCCCCCTGTTTGTTTTATCTCTTGTTTAGTTCCATTTAACCTATGGGCCTCATGCTCCTCAGCTATCATTTTCATGGCCGCTATCTGTAGGCTAGGTGTTTCTGAGTTGATCCAGTTACTGAGCATTTTAGTCTTTTTAGAAACCCTCATTTCCTCCACTGCCTTTTTTATAGCGTCAGATTCATGTAATTTATGATTGTAAAAAGTTTCTTTTGAGCAAGGTAAAAAAGCCACAATATGCTCAATAAACATCAGTTTGTGTTTATCTATTGCAGCCAGTGCTTTCTTTTCAAGTTCTTTAGTATCGTATGCCATATTAATTCCACCTAAATGAGATCCCAATAATAAAAATATAGATGTCTATGCTTTTCATAGTGTCATCCTCAAATGAGTTTAAATATTCTGCACCTACACAAAATCCCATCAAAGGATAAATTTGAATCTCAGTCATTTTTGAGTTTATTGTACAAAAATAGGTAAAAATCCCAGATCGCTTGCTGATAATCTTTAGGATCATGTAGTTTGTTTGTTGTATGGGCCTGGTTATTAACCACATACACTAGAATGAATTTACCATTTCTAGGCTTGGGGTAGATGCGGATCCCATTTTCATCGCACCATTTAAATGCAGCATAGTGCTGCTCTTGAGTGTTTACTGTTGGCTGTTTATATTTTTGTTTAGGCATATCTTTTAATATTTTAAATGTTTGGGTGTCTTGGACTATTTGGCATAAGTGTTTTGATTTTTAAGCCATTTTTATAATTCGATGTGAAATCGATAGATGACGAACAAAATCATCATGCACGGATGCAGCGTTGTTTTTTTTTG